CTTTTCGTCCGCAAACACGCCTTAAATAACTTGAAAGGAGTGATAACAATGGCAAGACCAAGAAAACCAATAGATTTAATGGAAGCAACAAGGCGAATACATACAAGTAAAACTGAAATAGAACAGCGTAAAAATAGCGAAGTAAAAGCACACTGTACTGATGTTGTCGCTCCTGAATACTTACAGGAAGATTTACACATCAACAGGTTTTATGAACTAGCAGAACAGTTAAAAGCTATTAACATATTGGCTGATATAGATTATGAAGCATTGGCAAGATATGTAATTGTAGAAGACCAACATAGAAAAGCAATAATACTATTGACTAAAACTATAATGACATCAGATGATTATGCCAAGATATTGAAACTACAAGATAGCTTATTCAAACAAGTTAGAAGTGCAGCGAATGATTTAGGGTTAACGATAAGTAGCCGATGCAAGTTAGTTGTTCCTAAAGTCGAAGAAAAACCAATAAATAAGTTTGCAAAGTTTGGTGGGTAGTATGGATAGAGCGACAAAATTTGCATATAAAGTTGTTAATGGTATAGAAGTTGATAATAGAACGCATTTTGGCAAGAATGAGATAGCTTGTTGTAAGCGACATTTATATGACTTAGAAAGACAAGGGACAGAAGAATTTCCTTATGTGTGGGATATTGAGCGAAGTAAAAGACGGCTATCATTCGCTGAAACTCTCACTCTCGCAGAGGGGAAAAAAGGCGAATTAATAAAACTATATGAATTTCAAGCATTTGTTAAAGCTAGTCAATACGGTTGGATACATAAAGATACTGGATATAGAAGGTTTAGGACAAGTTATGTTCAAGTAGGTAGGCAAAACGGAAAATCACTTGATAATGCAGAGAATACAATATTCTATAGTAACTTTGATAGATATATGTATCCACAGGTTTATTGTGTAGCTACCAAAGAAGCACAAGCTAAGATAGTTTTAAAAGAAGCTATCAAGTTTATAAATGCTGATAGCGATTTGGCAAGTTTGTTTAAGGTGCAGGAATATAAATCACTTATAACTGGATTAAATACACAAGGCGAAATAAGAGCATTAGGGCGAGATAGTAAAAGCATTGACGGATTTAGACCTTATTTTGGAAGCGTGGATGAGTTGCACCTGCACAAAAACAATCAAATGTATAAATTAATGGTTGATGGTTGTAATTGGCTTGACGAATGTTTAGTATCTGTAATCACTACAGCAGGATTTGACCTTAATAGTTTTTGTTTAGAATTATATAACTATTGCTTGAAAGTAATACACAGAATACATTTTGACGAAACTCAATTTGTTTATATAGCTGATATGGATAAAGATGATGATTATTGGGACGATAGTAACTGGCAAAAAGCTAATCCATTGTGGACTGACAAGAGGTTAACCAATTTAAAGGCATCAGCAATAAAAGCGAAAGAAATGGGCGGCGAAGAATTACGAAACTTTCTCACTAAGTCGCTTAATATGTGGGTGCAGCATACAGACACCCAATATATGAATATGGAACATTGGAAGAACTGTGGAAGTGATACAACTCTCGAAGATATGGAAGGACAAGAATGTGTTATAGGAATTGATTTATCAAGCGGTGGCGATTTAACTTCGATAGCATATGAGTTTAATTTAATTATAGATAATCAGCCGAAATATTTCATTCATTCACATAGTTTTATTCCATCAAATAGGGTAGCCGAACATATAAAGACAGATAAAGCACCTTACGATATGTGGATAAGAGAAGGGTTATTGACCACAACTGAAACATTAGGCGGTGTTAAGACAGATTATAAGTATATAATAGCGAGAGTTAAAAAAGATATAGAAAAATACAACTTAAAAATTAAGGCATTTGCTTATGACCCACATAACGCAGATGCTTTTTTAAATGATTTAGAAGAATTCGGAGTTGATTGCATTGAGATTGTTCAATCTTGTAGAAGTTTAAATGATGCTACTGTAGATTTTAAATTAGAAGTTGAAGCAGGCAATATTATATATAACCGCAACAACTCTCTCTTGAACTGGTGTATGGCTAACGCACAAACGGTATCTAATAGCTTTGGCGAAGTAAAGATTGATAAAAATATACAAAGCAAAAGAATTGACCCAATAGATGCTATTATAGATGCACATAAGATTGCTAGAAGCTACAAAAAAGAAGTATCTGTTTATGAGCAAAGAGGAATGAGAAGCTTATTATAAGGAGGTGACAAAGTGAATTTATTTAAAAAGCTATTTATAAAGAATACCACGCTTGAAGAATGGAAAAGGGCATTTTTGAGTGGTGATGATGTGGGAGCAAGTCCAACAGCTATGAATATCGATAAAGAAAGTGCAATGAGATTTTCAGCAGTATTTGCTTGTGTGCGTGTACTTGGCGAAACATTAGCAAGTTTACCGATTAATGTATTCCGTAAAGACCAAAACGGCGATAGAATTGCAGTTAATGATATTAATCTAGCTGATATACTAAAAAGCGAGCCAAATCCTAATATGACTCCTTTCAGTTGGAAAGAACAAATTATGGCAAGCTTGAACCTTGAGGGTAACAGTTATAACCAAAAAATACGCAATAAAGCAGGTGATTTGTTGTATTTATATCCAATAGATGCTGATAAAGTAACCATTGACTTTGCAGATGATAAGCTAAGAAGCGTAATTTACAAAATTAAAGACGGTGCAAGCGAAAAAGTATATACACGCAAAGAAATATTTCACATCTCAGGCATATCAACCGATGGAATAGTTGGAATGACTCCGATTGAATACGCTAGGAAAAGCATTGAACTTGGACTACAATATCAAAATGCAGATGTTGCTTTCTATCGAAATGGTGCAATGCCATCAGGAACATTAGAACATCCAGGAAAGCTAAGCGAGGATGCATTTAAAAGATTTAAAAGTGACCTTGCTAAAAATCACCAAGGAATGGTTAACCAAGGTAAGCCGATGATTTTGGAAGAAGGTATGAAATACACCTCACTAACAATGAAAAGAGCCGATGCACAATTTATTGAAAATAGGCGTTTCCAAGTTGAAGAAATAGCGAGAATGTACCGTGTACCTTTGCATTTGATACAAGATTTGTCACGCTCAACTAATAACAACATAGAACATCAATCACTTGAGTTTGTAATGTATACTATGCTGCCGATAGTTAAAAGAATTGAAGAAAATATCCAACAGCAGTTACTCACTAGAGAGCAAAGAATGGCAGGATATTATGTGCAGTTTAATATGTCGGGTTTATTGCGTGGAGATACTAAGTCAAGACACGAAGCATACGCAATAGGAAGGCAAAATGGGTGGTTAAGTATCAATGATATTCGCAGATTAGAGGATATGAACGCTATTGAATATGGAAATGAGTATATACAGCCACTCAATTATATTAATATAAAATTAGCTGATGATTATTATTCTGTGGAAGGTGGTGAGAACAATGAAGATAAAAATTAAAGGTGTAATCGTATCAAACGCAGATAAAGAAATATATGACTTTTTTAACATTGATGCAGTATCTCCAAATGACATTGAAAATCAAATTGAAACTGCTAAAGGTAAAGATATTGATATTGAGATTAATTCAGGTGGTGGAGATGTTTACGCATCTAGTGAGATTTACACAATGCTAAAAGATTATAAAGGCAAAAAAACAGTTAAAGTTATGAGTATTGCAGGTAGTGGAGCTAGTGTTATTGCTATGGCAGGTGATACAAGGTTAATCTCGCCAACCGCTGAAATAATGATACATAATGTTAGTATTTGCGGTGCGTATGGCGATTATAGGGCCATGGATAAATTTAGCGATGCATTACAAGTAGCTAACACTAGCATAGCAAACGCTTATATCTTAGCAACTGGAATTGAAGAAAGAGAAATACTAGAAATGATGAACAAGGAAACTTGGTTAACTGCTCAAGAAGCGGTTAAATTAGGATTTGCGACTGAGATTATGTTTGACAAAGAATTAAGATTATCAGCAAGTTTGGGAAGTGGATTATTGCCACAATCAGTTATTGAAAAAACTAGAAATGAAATACGCAACAAACAAAACGAGGATATTCGGCGAGTGCCGATTGACCTATATAAGCTAAAAAATAAAATATTAGAAAGGAAGATGCAGGATGTTTAAAGACTTGAGAAATGGCAAGATTAAGGAACAGGAGGCACTTGTGAACTTAGCAATAGCCGAAAATAGAGCCTTATCTGTGGATGAACAAGCTAAGATTGATGGCTTAGAGGTTGAAATTAACAACTTAGAAAATTCAATCAAATTAGAAAACAAAACTAAAGGGAGGATTGAAGAAATGAGTCAAGTACAAGACATAGTTATTTCAGCAGAACCGAAAAATCACAAATCACTAAAAGTATTTAACAACTTTGCTGAACAATTAAACGCAGTTAGAAATCAAGCAGTATCAGGCATAGTTGACGAAAGATTAATCAAGTTACAAAACGCAAGCGGAATGAATACAGGAGTGCCAGACGAAGGAGGTTTTGCAGTTCAAACTGACTTTGCAGGATTAATGATGGAAACAGCAGTTACAACAGGCAATATTTTACCACTTGTTGACCGTTACGAAATTGGTGGAAGCTCAAACGGTGTTAAATGGGTTGACATTGACGAAACAAGCGTTGCTACAACAGTTTATGGCGGTGTGCAATCGTATTGGGCAGCAGAAGCAGGCACAGTAACAGCTACAAAACCTAAATTGATTGAAAAGAAGCTAGACCTTGAAAAGTTAATGGGAGTATCTTATGCTACATATGAATTAGACCAAGATTCAACATTTGTATCACAGTTAATGAGTAATGCGTTTACAACTGCTATTCAAAGAGAACTTGAAAACACTATTATAAATGGTAATGGAGCAGGAAAGCCATTAGGATTTCTAAATGGTGCATCAACAGTATCTGTAGCCAAGGAAAGTGGACAAGTAGCAGCTACAGTAGTATATGAAAACATTGTTAAAATGTACAATAGAGCATTGAATAAGACTAATTCATTATGGTTAGTTCATCCAGATGTTCAAGAGCAACTTGACTTCTTAGCGTTTCCTGTTGGTGTGGGTAGACTTTGCCCCTGTGCATAGAAATATGTATAGCAAATTACTTTAATTGCTGGAATCCTAAGTCGAAAGATAAGGCAATCAGCAGCGAATATTGATTAATAAGTGTCATACTTGAGAGGAGATACGAAAATGGAAAATTGGAAAAATGTAGTTGGTTATGAGGGTTTATATGAAGTTTCAGATTTAGGTAGGGTGAAAAATTCATTAGGCAAAATTATGAAATGTTTTTACAAAGATAAAGCTATTGATAATTATTTAAGAATAGGTTTAAATAAAAATGGAGCTAGTAAAAAATATACTGTTCATAGATTAGTAGCTTTAGCTTTTATTCCTAATACTGAAAACAAACCTTTGATAAACCATAAAAACGGAATTAAAAATGATAATAGGATTAGTAATTTAGAGTGGTGTACTTCGAGCGAAAATAGAATACACTCTATAAAAATGGGTTTTGAAAATCCAGAAATTACAGAAAAATGCAGAGAAGCAGGCTTGGCAATCAAAAGAAAACCTGTAATATGCGTGGAAACAAAAGGAACTTTTAAATCTTCATACGATGCAGCTATTTGGCTTAATGATTTTAAATTTAAAAATACGAAAAAAATAAATAATTTAGCAAATCATATAAGACAAGCTTGTAGAGGTAAAGTTTCATCTTGCCATAATTATCATTTTAAATATATTAATCAATAGCGTTCAACGACTATCCCGAAAGGGAGTACACTCAAGTGAGTGGAAATGGGTAGCACCTTTCACAGGTGATGATATAGTCTAATCTTATAGGAAACTATAAGCAGTCTTAATTGACGGATAAGGAATTAACGAGCCTTATTGAATAGGGATGGGAGTCCCAATATATTTGCCAGCTAGTTCACAAGGAACACTTGCAACTATGAAAGGTAGACCAATTATAGAATCTGACTTATGTGCAACATTGGGAACAGTTGGAGATATTAACTTTGTAGACCTTAGCCAATATATGCTTATCACTAAAGGTGGAGTTCAATCTGATGTATCTATGCATGTTCAATTTTTAGCAGCTGAAAACTGCTACAGATTTATATTCAGGGCTAACGGAATGCCAAAGAAAAACACAGCGTTAACTATCAAAAACTCATCTAACACTAGAAGTTCATTTGTAACTCTAGCAACTAGATAATAAAAGGAGGAAAATATAATGAAAAGTTATCCACATTTAATTAAAGGACTTGACCCAGTAGCTGACGCATTTGATGGAACTAAATATTCGGACATTGTAAGTTTGAAAAATCATAATCACGCACAGTTTATAATCTATAAAGGAGTAGGTGCAACAGGAACATCAACAATCACAGTTGAAGCGTGTTCAAATGTTGCAGCAGGTGCAGTAAGTGCAATTCCGTTTAGCTATCAAGCTATATTAACAAATGACACAGCAGGAGCATTTACAACTGTAGCCAATACAGGATTTGCAACAACAGCAGGAAGTAGCCAGTTATATGTAATTTATGTTGATGCAGAAGCATTAGTAGCAAGTGGCTATGAATATGTAAGACTTAAAGCAGTAGAAGTTGTTGATAGTCCAGTTTTAGGCGGTATTTTGATTAATTTACTTGAGCCAAAGTATGACCAAGCAGTACAAGCAACAGCTATAGTTTAATATAACGGGGAGGAAACTCCCCTTTAATTTAAGAAGGTGATACGATGGGTTCGGACAACAATCAAAACATACTAGGTTATAACAGTACCGATAATAGATATGTATCTGATTTAGTGACAGCCAATGCTGATGGAAGTATTATCGAAAGGATAGAAGATATAAAAGATAAAGTAGACGATATAGCAGGCATTGACACTAAGATTGGTGAAAATACGCAATTTTGGGCTAATTCAACTAAAACAGTATTAGGATATAGTAATTCAACCTATAAACATATTCACAATCCGAGTTATGTGTATCCAAATGATTGTTCGTTGGTTGCAGCTCTAACAAGTGCTACAGCTAATACATTTGGTAATTTTGCTGAATTAATACCTGCAAATGGAATTACGGTAAGCTTTGATATTCACTGGCTAAATATTCAAGATGTTAGTGCAAATGGTACTTATATTTTAGAATTGCATGAGGTATCAAATGATGATTTGCAAGTTAGTGAAAAATACTTAGGTTCATTAAGCGTATCAAGGCAGGATAATTTCACTAGGTCAACGCAAATTTATATGCAGATACCAGTAGTGGCAGCAAATAAAAGAATAGGCGTAAGAGCCAAAAAAAGCGGTGCAGGAGCAGGAACTATAAGTTTCAATGTAATGTATCACGATTATGAATAATAAAAAGGAGGAACAGAAAAATGGACAATAATCAAAATATATTAGGATTTGACAGTGCCGATAATAGATTTAGCTCAACAAATGTTGTCGCAAACGCAGATGGAAGTATGATTGAAAGACAAGAATATATGCAATCTATAAACGGTGGTGTGGTACAAAAAGCACTTACTACAACAGCAAATGGCAATACTACAATTTTTAACTACACAGGTGCAATTGAAATATTATCAATTGTGGGCAGAGTTACAACAATTATGGAAACTAAGACACAAAATACAAAACTAGCAATAGTTTCAGATGCATTAACAGCAGTTGATATTTGTGCAAATGTTGATTTAACAGCTGCAGCAGTTGGAACATTACTATCTATCACAGGTACAGCAGCAAACGCAATGGTTGCTAGTACAAACGGAGCATTAGCGCCAGGTCAAGCAAATAAAGTAATTGCAACTTGTACTACTAGCGGCATAATAAGACAAATAGTAGGTGCAGCTAACACAGGAGCAATAACTTGGTCAGTAATATGGAAACCATTATCACCGGGTGCAACATTAACAGCTGCATAAAAGGAGTTGTTATAAATGGGAGTTAAAGTAGTTATACAGCCATTACTAGAACCAGTATCAGTTAGCGAGATTAAGGAACATTTGAACATCTCAACTAACTTAGACGATAGTTTACTAAGTGCTTATATCACAGTGGCTCGTGAATATTGCGAGAATTATCA